GTATTTAATTTAACAAAGGAGGTAATTTATGGGACAATTAGTATCAGATGTAACCAAGGTTTTAGATTATAAAGACTCTAAAAAAGAAGCAGAAAATCAACGCCAAAAAATATTGGCACAAATGGCCCAAGATGAAGCCAATAAAACAAATTTAATAAAAAAAGCATTAGCATCGCAACGTGCTAAATATGGTGCGTCAGGAAACAGTGGAAACGGTTTGTCTGAAAACGCCGTATTAAAGCGTTTGCGTGATGAAACAGCACAACCATACGATACAAAACGAAAAGATAATATGGATAAAATAAATAAACTGAAAGTAAAAAAACCAAACATATTACAAACTTGGTTGGCAAATGTTGATAAAATAGCAGGATAGGGGGATAAAATGTATAAAATCTCTTATGTTGGGGATGGAGAAACCACAGAATTTTCATTTTCTTTCCCGTTCTTTCAAGAATCTGATGTCAAGGTTAGTATTGATAATACTGTTTTAGACACTACTCAATACGCAGTGAATCCAAACGACGATTTTGGTGGGGGCATAGTTGTTTTTGCCAGTGCGCCAGAAAATAACAAGAATATAGATATCTTTCGTCAAGTAGATTTATCCCGTGTTATTGATTACCAGACAACTGCTAAAATAGATCCAGAAGATTTGAATACTGATTTCAATTTTTTATTGGCCGCCCTGCAGGATATTCGCAGCATAGATGTCGATTTGGCACAGTGGGCAAATGTCCATGATAATCTTTTGACAAAAATTGATTATGCAATATCAACCATAGAAGACAAAATGTCGGGCGGTGCAGTGCTGGGGTTGTATTACAATTTGGTGTCTGTATTACAAGATATGATAAACGATTATGGTTCTGTGGCAGAAGATGCAGATGACGAAAACAATGACGATTACGGAAGCATTTAATTTCTTAGATGCATGGAATAAAGTCTTGGGTTTGCAAACGCCAAAACATCACCGGCAAATACTCAGTTTTTTGGTCGATGTGTTTAACAATTCGCCACATCGCGGTCTGTTAAATGCGTTTCGGCATTCTGGGAAATCAACAGTTGTTGGTGTGTTTGCTGCGTGTGTATTGTATCATAAACCAGAAACCAGAATTTTAATATTATCTGCGGAATCTGGGTTGGCATCGCGCATGGTGGCGCATATAAAAAATATCATTGAAAATCACCCGTGGTGTGAAGGTATTGTGCCGGACGTAAAAAAAGAGTGGGGGTCACATAAAATAACCATCAATCGTCCAATCGGAATCAGAGAACCATCCGTTATTTGTCAGGGAATTTCTGGCAATATAACAGGTATGCGTTCTGATTTGATTATATGTGATGACGTAGAAGTGCCGAATACCTGTAATACACAGCAAAAACGAATAAACCTGCGGGAAAGACTGCGCGAACTAGATTTTATATTGTCGCCAAATGGAACTATGATTTTCATAGGAACCCCACATACGCAAGACACAATATACAAAATTGAATAGCCTATGACAGCGAAGACATAAATGTACGAAGTTTCGATAAAACTTCTTTGCCTGCATCGCCAAACATTGGTAAATAAGTTTCATATTCCAGCATGTCTGCTTGAATTTGGGCACGATTGCGTTCTGTCAATGTTTCTGATAATAATTCTTTTGCGCTGTTCCAGATTTTGTACGCCTTGTCTGTTTGGGCAACAGTGCGCCATTTTGTAAGTATATCATTATCAAACGCAATCGCAGACCTTATGTCATCAACCCAATCGTTACCAAATTTTTTGACGAAAGGTAAGTTTTTGATAACATCCAGACTTTCTGGGGTTGGTTGAAAAGAATCTAGCGCTTGTTTTAACTGTTTTATTTCTTCTTGGGTTAAGGAAACGTTTCCTGTCGCCCCAGACATCAAACCACCATATGGCAGCAAATCTTTGTCTATGGAATCCATAGGGGTTTTACCACTGCGCAGGTTATTAATGTGTGCAACCAATCGTTTGCCGGTCGGCAGGTTTTCCAGTTCCGTGATAACTTGGGCATCATTAGATTCTGCAATAAAAACTTTATTAACTGCTGCCCAGCCACCTTCGATAACATGTGCCTGGCGGTAAAGGTTTAATAAACGTTGCGCGATTATGTGTGCTTGCTGTTGCATTTTCTCTCTCCCCTGTGTTTTGAGATAGTGCCTTATTGCATCACTATCATAACAACCTTATGAAATGTTTTGCCAGAAACCTTTTCTTCTGGGTTAGATATGTGACCAAACATTTTTCCATGGCTGTCTTGACGAACAACCACAACCTGGGCATCGACCGTACCATCAAGTGGCAATTTATCAAAATCTTCATTTATGCAGACCGCCAAATCACCAACTTTTGGTGTTGAATTAGAGTCTACAAAAATATATGAAGATTCAGGAACAAAACCTCCTAACCTTTTGGAATTAGGTACAACTGCATATATTCCACTGTGTCCTTCCAATGTAGTTGGTGCCACAATCATTGTTTCGTCAGATTTTTTCAATTTGATAGATTTACCAGAAGGCTTGCCAAATACAGGAACTAATTTTTTGCGGGCATTATCATATAATTGCGCGCCGTAAAGGCCACCATGAATGTCAAGACCAGAAATAGGATTTACAGGCTCTAAAACAGATTTGACACGTTCTTTGACTTTGTTAATCTGTTTTGTTAATTCACCAGCCTTGTAAAGTTTTGCAATTTCATCGAACAATTCAGAGGCTTTATACCCAAAAGCCTGGGCCAAAACTTCGATTTCGTTTTCATAAACTTCGCGTTGACCGACTTCGATTTTATGATACACAGATAATGTCATCTTTGCATCGTGTGCGGCCTGTGCAATAGTTTTTTCGGTGCGTTGGCGAATTTTGCGAAGACCAGAACCAAATATTTTCAAGCCGCTATCTTCGTTATCTGTTAAACGACGTTTGATTTCGTTTTGCCAATTTTGTGCAACAGAATCAGATTCGTGAATAAATATATCTGATAATTTACAGCCCAAGATAGTGCATACATTTAACAACTGCTTTTGATTAAGACGGCGAACGCCTTTTTCAATCTTTGATACAGCAGACAATGACAAATTTGCACGACGTGCCAATTCTGTCATTTTCATACCTTTGCTTGCGCGAATGTTACGGATATTATTTGGAAAAATGATTTCTTCTTGTGCCATGGCAGACTCCTGAATATACATATGTTGACAAAATGTTAGTCAATTTTCTAAACTTTGGCAAGTAAAAATTAAATCATATCGTCAGGAATATCATTAATGTCTGCAACATTTGGTATATTTGTGTCGGATGTGGCTGTTGTGAATTGGTTTCCAAATTCAGAATCGTGTGTTGGCTGTGGACCAAATTGATTAAGGTTATCAAACAGGTAATATTCGCCGGTAAAACTTAAATGAACAGTTTCTGGTTTACCATGGCGGTTCTTGGCGATGATAACATCTGCTTTGTTGCGAACATTATCTAAGCGTTTTTGCCAATTTTGCATGGACGTTTCAGATGCGGTTCCGGATAATTTTTTATCAGGTGAACGTCCTTCAAGGTAATATTCTTCGCGGTATGTAAACATAACAATATCCGCATCTTGTTCAATAGAACCAGATTCACGCAAATCTGATAATACAGGGCGTTTGTCATCACGTTGTTCGACACTTCGTGATAACTGAGACAATGCGATAACAGGAACATCTAATTCCTTGGCTAAAATTTTCAGGCCACGCGTGATTTCTGATAATTCTTGAACACGATTGTCGTTGTGTTTGCCACCAGGTGAAGTCATCAACTGTAAATAGTCAATAACAATCAATGCGATATTGCCATATTGACGGGCAATTCTGCGGGCACGTGTTTTTATTGCCGCAACAGACATGTTTGCCGTGTCATCAATGACCACAGGAACTTTTGACAGTGCTTCACTGTATTGTGACATTTTCATAAAGTCTTCATCTGTCAAATTACCCTCACGCATGCGTGTCGCTGGTATTTTTGATTGAGAAGACAACACACGTGTTGCCAATTGCGCAAAAGACATTTCAAGACTAAAAAATGCGACCGCGCCTTTATATTGTGCGTTCGCGCGTTCGTTCAATATAGCGTTTGCAGCATTAAATGCGATGTTCATTGCCAATGTCGTTTTTCCCATACCAGGACGACCAGCAATAATGATTAAATCAGAATGATGTAAGCCACTTATTGATTTGTCTAAATCGTCCAACCCGGTTGTAAGACCAGATAACTTTCCATCTGCTTTATATGCGATTTCGGCTTCTTGTAATGCGCTTTTCAATGCGTCCGCCAAAGATACAACGTTGTGTTCGCTTTGTCCAGTGGATGCAAGATTAAACAGTTTTTGTTCCGCAGATTCTATCTGTGCATTTACTGTTTTGTCTAAATCTTCGGTATAAGCATCATCAATAATGCTTTGTCCCAACTGAATTAAATCACGACGGCGGGCATTATCAAAAACAATGTGTCCGTAATGTTCAACATTTACCACGGTAGAACCAGCAGAAGCCAATTTTGATAAATATTCAACGCCACCGACGGTTTCAAGAGTGCCTTGCTGTTCAAGGTATGTTTTGGCGGTAATTATATCAAATGGAATTCCAACGGCAAATTGACGCATTGCCAGTCTGTAAATTTCTTGGTGTGCAGGATGCGAAAAATGTTCCGGCAACAAAAAATCAGATACTGATTCCAGTGCGCGGTTATTCATCAATACCGCAGCCAAAACGGCCTGTTCGGCTTCTAGGTTAGTAGGTAAAGTTTTCGGAGTAAAGTCCATGTCTATTAGATTAAACGAAAATTTTCAGAATTCAATACCTTTTTTACAGGGGTATAAGCAATTGAAAATACCTATTATTGACGCTGCGGGAAACCCTGCATGGCCAGAAATGTTTCCAATTGAAAAAATACATGAATTGGCAGATATTGTTGGACCACGACATTTTTCTGCACAAATGATGTTAGAATATGTCGCCCAAGAACGCGTTCAACTGGATCCTGGGGCGGTTCATTTTTATTCTGATGATTTTGATTTGTTTTCATCGCGAATCGGTGAAAATAATATTACAGGTATGGCGTGTTATTGGGACCCATCAACAGGACGCCAAAATCATGATGGCAGTGTCTGTGTGTTGGTTTATCGTGATGATAAAAACAGAAACATTTTTGTGCACGATATAATATACATGGGGGTTGAAGATGAAGATATGCATCCTTTGACAAACCAATGTATTGGTGTTCTTGATTTTATGCAGAAACACAATTTATTCAGAATAGGTATTGAAACAAATGGCATTGGTAATGCGTTGCCAGAAATTATACGAGATATTGCGCGCAAACACCAAAGAAATATAAATATTATACAAATTTCTAATCATATAAAAAAAGAAACAAGAATTTTGAACGCTTTGGAACCTTTGCTTTCAACAGGTCATCTTTATATGCACGAAAGAATAAAGCAAACGATGCTGTTGGCAGAAATGTTGGCGTTTACACCAATGGGTTCCAAAGAACACGATGATGGTTTGGATGCATTGGCAGGTGCTGTTTCTATGACACCTGTTCCTGCAAGACCACAGGGCAGGACTCTAAATCAGATTCGTGCAAATACAGACTTCCAAATATAACAAAACAAAAGGAAAAACAAATGCAAAAAAATCTTATGCAATTATATAAACGCGCTCTTGATGAAAGGGAACAATGGTTGCCACGTTGGAAAAATGCGTTGCGTTATACTGTCCCAACAGACGACACAGAATCAGCAACGTTATTTGATGCAACTGCGGCAGATGCAGTGGATAATCTGGCGGCATCAATGTATTCACTTTTAACCCCACCAGAATCTTTGTGGATAAACCTTGTTCGCGAAAGTGATTTATCCCCAGATGCAGATGTGGCAACAGCTGTGTTGCGCGCCCATTTGAACGATTCTAATTTTTATACAACTGTGCATCAGTGTTATATTGATTTGGTTGTTCTTGGAACTGCGTGTCTATTTATGGCGGAAAACCCAATTGGTTCAGATTCTGCGTTTTCGTTTACTGCGATACCAATGAAAGACATTGCGATATTGCCGGGCATGGTATTTCATACAACTTCTTTGCCGGCAAGTGATTTGATGGAAAAATATCCGCAATTTGTATTCCCTGCAAATTTGCGTGATACAATAAAAGCAAACCCAGAAACACCAATCAGATTAGTTCAATCTTTGATAGGCAAAGATTTTACTGCATGGGTTGATGTTGGTGGTGATATTGAAAATAATATCGTTGCACGCGGAACT